CAATCTTATCCGTTGCGTGTTCGATATTCTCGAATGGATATTCATCAGGCAAGTCCATATCTTGTGAGATTGGTGTTTTACGTTCAAGTATAACCTTTTGCCCTACGGCTAGTGCATCCCCATTCGCTGGGTAAATTACCGATTTGGTGCTTTCATCATAATCGATGTTACCTACTTGTACCGCCTCTGTGCCATCTTCATCAACGATAGTTAGTTTAATATCCTCGATTTGGACAAAATCATATGGGAAAATAAACTTCTTATTTATCCCATCGCATTGATACACTACAGATGGTTTTAGTACTTCTGGTGTCAATTTAACATCCCCTTTCAGTTGTATATAAATAGGACTACCCATTATGGATAGTCCTTATTTATCAATGTTTCTTTTTATCTTTTTTAGTTTTTAATCTGCGGTCAAATGTTATAGCCATGATTACATCTTCTAGTGCTGCATCAGTATCTGTGAACGCATATTTAGCTAATGTCCACAAGCCGTCAGTAACAGTATCACTAAACCCAGTTGCCCTGTTTGCTAACTGACTGAAACTTCTACCTACATCGATACCATCTTTTTTATCACTCATAATTGCATTGCCTAAATCGTAGAATTTCTCAACGATACTCAAAGCCATAACGCTATTACCTTTATTGAATACCTTTTCACCTAGAATATATTTCATAGCCATATTTGACATATCACGGATGATTGGTACACCCATAGTACCTTGTGAAACTAGCTCTTCGATAAATGACTTAGCTAAATCTTCAGGCTTATCATCATCGCCATTTGTCATAGCTTTATAAGCCATCATACCGATTGCTTGTGAAATCAATGTCCACCATAGCATCTTAACGAACCTTGCATAATCGCCATTATCCTTACGTGCATAGTTGCCCTCTGTGATGATGTTATAAAGTGTATTAGCGTAAGAATAGAACGGAACGAATAATTGAGTGAATGTAGAACGTGAACGCTGAATAGCAGCAGCATCTTTTGTATCACCGCTACCAAATATATCACGCACCGCTCTATCGCCAGCCTCAATCGATTGTTGCTCGACCCATTCAGCACTTACACCCTCTTTACCAAAGAGTTCAGCTTGCTTTTGATCATATGCAAACTTCCATACAGGAATGGATAATGCAAAGTCTGTTTCTGTAAGTAATCTGAACCCCATTTGATTTATATCATCTCGAATGTCAGCTAACTGTTCTACCTTATAACCACCAACATTTGTATCACCCAAACGTAAACCTTTACCTGCAATGGATAAACCTTGTTTCAAGTCTTTATCTAATGTTTGGATGCGCTCACGCATGAAGATTGATTGACCCAATACAAAATCTCTAGTGTTGTTATAAGTAGTTGTGCCGTGTCCATAGAAACCAATACCAGCATGATTGATGGCTCTAATGGTATTGCCTACACCGATACGATAAAACGCAACTGGAATGTTTAACGCATTTTGTAACGCTACCGATACTCGACCAGCCATTACTGCGGTTGATGTATTCTTTTTCAATGTAAGAATAAGTCTATCAATATCGTTTGTTTTTGCTGACTCATCTTGCCAGTTATCACGAACCCAAGTTCGCAAGAATTGGTATGTATCGGCACCAAACTTATCAACGATATAGTTTTGCAATTCTCTATTACTGATTAACTTATTAACATCTGTAACCGCCTTACGCATTGTTACATGATTAATAGCCTCTGTGATAGCATTAGGAATTACATCAAAATCTAGCAATAATGATTTATCTTTCACCACATCTAAACGTGATTTTGTAGCACTCATACCAGTACCCCAAACTGCATTGCTACTAACCATAGTTTTTGCTATATCTTCAACTTGGTTATCGCTAACAGATGCATTTACTTTAGGGTTATACACGATAGGGAAATATTGCCCCTCAATGTTTCTACCACCGATAGAGAATGATAAACCCTCTACTTTCTTTAATGGGTTACCATAAAGTTCTTCTTGAACCTTACTGCGTTCATCAAAGAACGAATTGATATGATCCCATGTGCGAATAACAAACTCCCAGTCTTTATCTGTCATGTGTTCTTGGAACGCACGTTCAATATCGACTTCATTTGCCTTTGTAGTTTCCATAACACGTTGTCGGTTACTTTCAGTACCCCAGTTAAGGGCAATCATGATTAATTGCTCTTTAGTTAAGCCGTACAAGTTACCAACTGTATAAAGGTGTTCGTTACGCATATTGAATAATTCACGTTTGGAATATATTCCTACATCTTTTGCCAATCTACGCATTGATACTTCCTTACGTTCGTTGAACGCTTGCGTAGCACGGCTGATTGGGTCATAGATGTATTTAACTGCAAAGCCGTTTTTACCGCCACCCATTCGTCTTAGGAATGTTTCAACTTTCATCAATGCTAGGTGGAAACCATATAGTTTACCGCTTACTGCATCTGTTTTCGTTTGGTTATTAAGAATGTTAAACACATCACCAGTTGCACCACCAAATGTTTCGGTAGCCTCACCGATGATTTCTTGTACTGCATTTTCAAACGATACGCTTTTACCCTCATCATTTAGAATAGTTGTACCCTCATACTCATTTCTGCCATTTTTATACATACCAGTCATGAGTTCCTCTAAGGTTTCTAATTCATTCATTGTGATAGATTTAAACGATTTCGGAGTTTTAGAGTAGAACAGTTCCGCTATCCAAGGTTGTAATTGAACCATAGATTGTTGGTTAAGAATGAGTGCATCCACATCAAGTGCGGATAATACTGTGTTCATATCAAAACCATCAGTAGGTGCTAGTCCATCGTACTTAGTTAAACCCATTTGGTATGCCATGTGTGCGTAGAAATAACGCATATTAGGTTCAATAGCAATAGGGTTTTTAGGTCTAGTCATACGTTGTAATTGTTGTTTCAATTTCAATCGCAACTTCTTCGACTTTTCAAAGTTTTCAAACGCTACTCTTGCCCTTGCTTGTTGTAGCATCTGTTCACGTTTATATCCTAGTGCTTTATCGACCTTACCACCTGCCAATGCTCTATCAGCTTTCTTGCCAGCAGTTACCGCTTTGTTCTGATACGTTTTAAACTGAATAGCGTTAGAGATAGGCAGTTCACCTAATTCTTTTCTTGCTCTATTCATGTAGTCAGAAATTGTACCAAGTCCAGCACCACGAATAGAACGTACATTATTGATGCGATTGTTAAGCATATCTCGTAAGCGTTTGATACGTTCCTCCGCTTTTTCTAGTTGCTTAGTAGTATCAGTCAAAGCAGCATCTACTTTTTTCTTATCAGCTTTCAACTCATCGTACTTAGTAGGTTTAACCTCTTTTTCGATTTCGTCTAATTCTGTATCGATTGTTTCTGCGTTAGGGTCTAGTTTACGAATGCGCTCTAACAATTCCCAGTTCTTCGCTAGTTCACGATTAGTAGACTTTTGAATAATCTTACTTTCTTCTTCGGTTAATCTCATTTGACCTTGTGTACTAAGCAAGATTTCTTCTGCTATTTGCTCGTTGGTTTTGTCTGCATTGTTATCTTTCATAAACTCTGCTTTCGCATTGTCCATTTCTTGATTGATAGCATCGTTAAATGTAGCACCAGCTTGTTCTACTTCCACTTTCTCCAACTCTTCAATAGAGTTGTACTGTGTATCTTTCAACGCACCCTCACCAAACACGTTATATCGTTGATGCTCTTTGTAGATAGGATATTGCTCAATCAATCGTTTTTCGATTTCAATTTGGATAGCATCCTTTTCTTCTTCCCATTCCTTGATAGGTCTATTATCAAGTTCTTTCATGAGTTTTCGCATTACACGTTCTTTTGCTTTTTCCTTAACATCTGCAATGTAGGACTGCATACGTGCTTGGTCTTGCTCGGATAACTGCTTATAGAGTTCAGTTTTCTCAAACTGTTCAAGTTGTTGTTGCTCTGCGTATGCCTCAATATCCTCTTGGGTTGCGATCATACGTGCCATAACATCTTTAATATCAGTTGGTACTTCACCACCTAATCGTTGAACGCTACGATAAATACGAGTTAACCATTTGGA